CTTTGCTGAACTTCCACCGTGACCAAAGTTTACTTTTACTACATTACCTTTGGGGTTTTTGACATATACTTTGAATTTTTTTGTATCACCTTGCATCGGTTTTCCAAGCTTAACTGTTCTACCTTGATATTCCGCTTCATTCATATCACATTTATATTCTTTCATGAATTCACAAAATTCTTTTATATCGTGATAATTTTCTACGGTGTACTCTTCAGTATGTATTTCTTCGTTAAGTAATTTCTTTAATGATATCATAGTTATTTCTCCTTATATTATAAATATATAATTATTTAATTAACCAAGTTAAATCTTCATTTGTATCACCAACTCTCATTTTCCAAGGGTCATCTTCCAATGCAGAGTTACCTCCGAATCCCATTCCTGCTATATCTAATGAATGTGCACCAATTCCACCCAATGCTTGTTTAGTTAAATCAATACCTTCTTGTCTTAATCTCAAAGCAGTATCTCTTACCCAAAGTGAAATAGCTAATGACATTGTTAAATCATCATTATAACCTCTCATTGCTTCTGCTCTATTACCATTCCATATAAATGTAAACAATTCATCTATTGTTCTTGATGAACGAATAGTAATATCCTTTTCTCTAATATATTGTTCTAATTTAGAAATAATAAGTGGTCTTGTTTTAGAAGTAGTAGAGAATCCAGGTGTCATATTTTTTTCTTCTCTATTATATTTGTTATGTAATTGGTTTTCCACATCTACATATTTTAAATCCTTACTCATATAGAATAGATTTCCATATCCTCTATCAATTATCTGTTGAATTACTGCCCAACCTATATTTGCGTTGAAAACTACAAGTAATGCATTATTATATTCGGTTGCTAATGCAACTAAGAAGTTTCCAAAATCTTTTGTATCTAATTTACCTTTATATTCTGCTACTTGAGATGAATCTTCTATATCAATTACATGACATGCCGAGAAATCGGCAGAATCACCACGAGCAACATCCGCTACAACCATGTAAGATTTATTATAGTTTGGATATTCCCATTTCCAAAGGTTTCCATCAAATCCTGTTTTTTCCATTGGTTCTTGTACAAATGATTCTTTATAAAACATGAGAAGTTGTGGGTCTATCACAGTATCACCCGAAGAAACAAAATCACAATCACATTCTTGAGCTGCTCCTTTTTGTCCTAATAATACTTCTTGTTCATCTCTCCACTCTTGATTTCTTTCAGGATGAACACTCCAATGTAATCTAATTGTATTGAATGTATTTGTTTCATCTTCTGCACCTACCCAAGTTTTATGAAAGAAATTTCCCACACCATTTGGAGTAGAAAGGATAATTGCATTTCCACCTGTTGATAAGGTTGATTGAGATGATACCCAAATATCTTCAATTTTATCAATGAATGCTGCTTCATCAAATACTAATAAGGATAGTGCTTCAGAACGACCAGCATCTCCTGCTGCAGAAGTAGCTTTTATCTGAGAACCATTTGAGTATCTAAGGGATAGTTTGTTATCTTCTACTGTGTTTTGTTTTAACCACGATGGTAAGTACTGATTCATTACACGAACCTTTGTTACAAGGTTCTTAGCAACTTCTTGTTTGGTTGCAATTACCAATACATTAAAATCTTGATTGAATAACATTTTCCAAAGTGAAAATCCAGCAGTTAAGGTAGAAATACCTGTTTGTCGAGATTTAAGAATGATGTTGTATCTATGTTCTGCAAATTGGTCTAATGTTCTTTCTTGAAATTGATATAAATGAAAAGGTATCTTACCACGAACTGGATGTTGAATCATACAATACTTTTTCATAAAGTAAATTGGGTCTGAAGCACATTTCTGGTATTCAATCTTTATTATATCCTTCAAGGATTGCTTAGCCATGTTATTTTTTCTTCTTAAATGAAATTTTCCAATACATAGAACCACCGATAAAAGGAGTTACGTTATTGTTTGCATTTAATGCACCCAAATTAAGTCCCCACATCTTATCTTTTTTATCTTTATATAAAACACCAAATTTTGCACTCTGTATAA